AAAATCTTGGAGACGTGGGCCTCAACAGTACAGCAAATATGTTTTCAAACTGCACTGGACTGACGAGCGTCACAATTTCCGACAGCCTCACTATAATTGATGGTGGCACATTCAGTGGCTGCACTGGCCTGACGAGCATCATCATTCCCGACAGCGTCGAAACCATCGGGCTTAATGCATTCCGTGGCACTGACCTCGCGAGCGCCACTCTTCCAAATAATGTTGGCTTCACCAGAGTTGAAAATTACTTATTCTATCAATGCACTAGCCTGTCGAGCGTCACCATTCCCAACAGCGTCACCAGTATCGGGTCTGCCGTATTCAACGAATGCATTAGCCTGACGAGTATCACGATTCCCGATAGCGTCGAAACCATCGGGGGTGTCGCATTCAAAAACTGTGGCCTGACGAGTATCACTATTCCCGACAACGTCACCACTATTGGGGGTGCCGCATTCGCTTACTGCACTGACTTGGCGACCGTCATCATCGGCAACGGAGTTGAAGTGATCAGCACCGGTGTCTTCGAGGAATGTACTGGCCTGTCGAGCGTCACCATTGGCAACAGCGTCACCAGCATCGGGTCTCAAGCATTCTATTTCTGTAGCAGCCTGTCGAGCATCACCATTCCCGACAGTGTAGAAATTATCGATACTTCCGCATTCCGGAACTGCAGCAGCCTGACGAGTATCACCATTGCCAACAGCGTCTCCAGCATCGGTAATTACGCATTCGCTGACACTAGCCTGACGAGCATCACCATTCCAGACAGCGTCGAAACCATCGGGACTCGCGCATTCAATAGCTGCTTTAACCTGACGAGCATCACCCTCCCAACTAACGTTAATTTCACCAGTATCGAGAATAACACATTCCAAAGCTGCGTTCATTTGGCGAGCATCACCATTCCCAACAGCGTCGAAACCATCGGGAATTTAGCATTCCAGTTCTGCGACTTGACGAGCATCACCATTCCCAACAGCGTCACCAGCATCGGGTATAGCGCATTCCAGTTCTGCAATGGCCTGGCGAGCGTTAATTTGTCCGTGCCTAAAACAGTCATAGATTCAGCTACAAATATTTTCTCAAGCACAGCATCCCCTCTTACTATAAATGTACCAGTTGGCACTTCTGGTTGGGTAGCTGGAACTGGCCAAACAATTGGTGGAAATACAAACGTAACTGTTAATATAGTATAAATACTGGTAGTTACATTGTATAGATTGACGCTCCTAAAAAATACAATGATGATAATGCATTTTATTCAGCTTATTTAAAAGTTTATCAAAAGCCGAGCAATTAATTCAAATCTTGCAAAAAAAGCAAGATAAGGTTTATTTATAATTGTGCGAATAACTATGCAAGAAACATAAAAAAGAATGCTCAGATTTAGATATGACTTTAGAGCACTTCTTTTATAATCATATAGACTATGCAGTTATCTATGCTAAGTTTAGAGTGACTCCATAGACAAGATTATTTACTAAGATAAAACCGCTTAAATACTTCAAAATTTACAATTGAGATGAAAAATATTATTGGATAATATATTACATTAAATCCTATTAAGCTAATAAAAAAAGACACCCAAACATTAAAACAAATTGGGCATCTTATTAGTCCAGATAATGTAAAATCAGACCAAAATATTTTAATATCCTTATGAAGGAAAATATAATCTTCAGCTTGATCTACACTTTCAAAGTCTTTTCTAAAAATAGTATTTACAAAATGTAACTTAAAGTCAGTTAGAAAGAAGGCAGAAAGTATTAAAAAATTTAAGCAACTTAAAATTATGACTTCTTGTATCATTTCTTGTATTCATTAATTAGACCAACTAGCTCAAGTATTTTTTTCTTGTTAATTTCGTGCCAGTCAGAATAGCTTGCCCAATCAGAATATTCATCCTCTTTAAGCCAAGCAGTTTCCTTATTTTCTTTAACCTGTTTGCGCAAGAAAGCTTTAAAACTGTCGAATTCTGAAATTTTAAGAATAGACTTAACCTTGTTTTTTAGGGTTACGTCGGGTCCAGTTGGAGCATCCTTACCACTCTTGTGTTCTTCTTCTTTTGGAGCATCTCCAATTTCATCTTTGCCAAGATAGGGTATATTGAAATAAGCCTTTACTGCGCGAATGAAAGATCGATTTTCACTCATTGCAGCAAGGTAATATTTTGTAAAACTCTTACAGTTATTAAAATGTGTATCTGCGATACCAGAAGTTAATTGGCCATTCTGCCACAGGATCTCACAGGAGAGCCCACAGTAGCCTTGATCGGCAGCTCCGAGGGGAACGTACCTAATGGAGGAAAAGCCCTCCTTGTGGAGTAAGTCTTTAAAAAACTGTAATAACAAAACTTCTACTCCTGACTTTTCGTCCTTACCTTTGAATTTGGGATTTTCGTCTAGGTATTTTTCCCAATCAAATTTCGTTGGATGGATAGGAGATGTGGGAGTTGCTTCTTTTTTTGTTTTTTTACTCATAATTTCTTTTTTAGATGTTAGAGAATTTGTTACGTTTGTCGAAGCTAGTTCAATAATATTTTTAGTATTATCTTCAAGCCAAGTTTCATAAATCTCATTGGCCAGAGGAATCACATTCCCGACTCCAGACTTTTTTATGTATCTTTTAAGATCATAATATTCTTTTTTCTTTTTGGACATTTTAAATATCTAATAATTGTTTAAGTTCTTTTTGTGTGAAGAAGGAAAATTCATAAAAATAACCGTTAAGATTTTCAATCCCATCCTCCATCATTTGCTCGATATCTATATCTTCATCATCATCTTCATCAATATGAAGATCTAATACATGATGGTTGAGCTCTTTAATTTTTACCAAACAGGGATAATCTTCTGGCTCTTCGTTAAAAAAGCCAGCATTCATATTACTGGTTTCAGCATCCTGAATAAGCATTTCTTTTAGTTTTTCGAAATCTTTGGGATTTTTTAATATTGATGATTGCATAATTATTTATTAGATTGAAAGTTTTTTACCAGAGTAGTAATTTTTATTTTAAAAAGATTTTTGGTTCTAAGAATTTTGCTAATTCAAGCAATACTTCTGCTTCAGAGTTTGCCCAAAAGGTTTTTTCTTGAAATAAACAAAAAAAGACCTGATCTATCTGGCAATACTCAATTTGAATTAACATATGATTCTAAAATGCTCCATTTCCTTTATAAAGTCAAGACTTTTTTCGCCAATTTCTAAAATATTCTCTTGTGGGCTTTTTAAGGGGCGATTATTTTTCCAATCCTGCTTGCTCATGTAAATCTTACCATCACTCAAAAGATATTTGTAACTTTTATATTTAGCGCCTTTTGGAATTTCAATATCATATTCTTTGTATTTATACATGTGAACGGTATCAATGTCCAGCAGTCTAAATCTGATATCGTTAATATTTTCTTTATCATCTGACCATAACCGAGTTTGAATCCCAATTTTACGCAATTTTTTAATATAGCCTAAATCGCAGTTCATATCAACCTTGAAACTGATATCTTGGATATTATTTTTAAATTGTTGATATAAATTTAAGGGAGTTTCTTTGTCAGTAATAATCGAATACTTATATATTGACAAATTTTCACAAAGCATTTTTTCATCATATTCATAATCACATCTCATTACTGGAGTCTTTCCCTGAAGAGACTCAGGGTTGACTACTACGTTAGGAATTACTTCGATTACTTGATTACCATAAGAAGAGCCGATAAGAATAGTTTCTACTTTTATTGGATCTATACCTAATTGATCAAAAACCGAATTAATAACCTCTTCTGGTTTTATATAATTAATAGTCTTCGGGGATTCTTGAGGTGCAAATGACGGATTTTTACCGTCTCTATGCGATTCAATTAATTTAGCACTTTTGCTAAAGTGAGGCCCATGATTAACTGGAGTCGTTGGTCCATAAAGGGCAACAATTGGGGTATCGTGTAACCCTGCGTGGTGCACAGCAAAGCTATCATTTCCGATATGTAATTTAGAGTTTCGCAATACATAAAATGTTTGGTTGATATTTAGCTTGTTGATCAAATTTATGCAATAGGGATATTCCTTGCAATCGCGACCAATGTGTAGAATTTCATAACCCATTTCTTTTAGTTTGGGAGCTATAACCTCCAGAACATCAAGATAATAATCATAATTTTTACTTTCCATCCCAGATGAAGTTTGGATTGTAATATATTTTGAGGGCACTGGATAAAAATCTTCACTTGGAGCTAGTTTGTTGATTTTAAATCCAGTAGAGAGTGAGTATCTTTCTAGTAGGTTCATGTGGATATAATAATGTGCTCAATTAGTTGGATAATATCTTTCATTTTTTAATTAACTTTCTTTCCTTTAGACTTAGATTCAACCAGCATTTCTGGCTGATTATTGCTAAGGTAATTTAGATGCTTTTGAGTATCCACCGCTGGCATAACAAAAATTCCCAAACCCTTTTCCTGACCCGCTCCGATTACATACATCTCTTGTTCAAGCATCGGGTTGAATGGTATCATATTATCAATAAAAGCACAACCCTTGAATACATCAAAATATTGAGGCTCTGTTACAATGTTAATATTATGATCTGGATATGAATGTCGGCAGGATTGAAGTAGCGACAAACAAATAATACAATCTCCGAGAGACTCTTTGATTACAAAGAATAAATCTTCCTTGCCGTTATTAAGCACGGAGTCTTTAAAATTTATTTCTTTTGTTTGAGCATCTTTAGAGGCTATTTGTTGGAAAATTGAAACAATCTTGTCCTTAGATTCTCCATTTGACAGTCTACCAATCCAGTGCTGCATACCTTGTTCGTCTGGATATTGCGAGTCTAGGAATCCAGAGTACAGGCTTTTAATAAATGATTCTTCATCTAAAGAAGTATCGGCCACGAAAGAAGGATTGGGTTTTTTGTTGTCATCAAATTTAACCTTAGAATAATCTACTTTTGGCATGCTGTCAAAAATACTTGACCACTGATTGGCAACCACTTTTGAGTCAAACTTTTTAATTGCCCACTCCCTGCTCTTTCGTCCGATCTCTTTTCTCTTGGACTCATCCATCTGTTCAATTTTGCGCATAAACTTAACACAATCTTGTACGGAAGGTTCGGCCTTAATAAAACCACTATTGCACTCCGATGTCTCTACATATTTTATTTCGGTTACCTGTGGACACTCTAGATATGTTGAGCCGCATGAGTAACCTATTGTCGCTAATGGAAGGGCGTTCAGGAGGCTTTCTGCACAATGATACTCGAATCCACCAGACGTATAAACACTTAGAGCACAATCACTTATACCATAAATATATTTCATTTCATCATCACTAACTCCGTTGGTTATAGATGCTGAATCTTGGCACTTTTGCCCGTTGCAAAATTTACAATTCTGTTGCTCACCATTATATGGTTTGATTTCAAACTGTTTACACTCCTTGCAAACGTAAGTTGTTAAAACATCTGACATTTCTAGCCCATTTTCTTCAATAAGCCTAGCCAAGGGCCATCCCTCGGTCCAAGAAGTGTGAACTGCTAATCGCACCCTTTTACTTCCTGAGTATTGCTTTTTATAAGAAGCTAGAGCTTTAATGAGAGTGTCGAATTTTTTTCTTAATTGGTTTCTTCCAACAAAATTAATTAAGATATCATCTTGCGGAATTCCAAATTTATTGCGCAAATCCCTCTTTTCAATATTAGATATTGGCTCATACTTATCTATCTCAATCGCCGCTGGGATAGTACCAATGTTATAATTTGTTTTAATTTCTTTTTTTGCGAGACCATCCTTTAAGGCCTTTTCCCCGAATGGCGACCAAGAATAAGTATGGCAATTTTTAGCGAGCTCGAAAGATTCTGGAAGCAGGGCTAGGGAATCAAAAGTTATATGAGAGATCAAATTAACCCCTTTAGACCACTCCTTCTTTGTATAATAATCTAAGGGTGCTGCCCATAGGTCGTCAGATATGCAGACAATATCTGGCTTATGTTCCTTTATCGCGCTTTCCAGTGTTATTGCCCCATACGCAGCTAATCTACCGTAATGAGGGTCTTGCTGATATCTATGCTGTTGCTGCGGGTTCGATGAAAGTACAGGCAAAGTCTTCCAAGGGTACATCTCTAATTTTGGGTCTCCTTCTAGAGTGCCTTGGCACAAATGAATTATTTCATGTTTGCCATACCACTCTTTGAAAAGTGCTTTTGTATTTCGGCTAAGTCCCGTTTTAAGCCATAAGGCGTTGCTAATCCATAAGATTTTTTTAGACATATACTAGTATCACGAAAAAGATTAAAAATACAATAAAAAATCCCGCCATTTCTGGCGGGATTGAAATTGAATTATTTAACTAATTTAAAAGGGAAGATCTTCATCTGCATCAAAAGATTCCTCCTCTTTGATGCTAGAAGCTTCCTGTTTGTCTTCAGAGACTTCTTGATAAGATGGCTTTTCATCTCCGTCAAATTGCTCAAAGAATTCTTCCGTCTTCCCCCATAAAAAGTCTTCCACTTCGGAGAAATCCCAAGTTTCCTTGCCCTTTACATTTTTCTTTAAAGGTTGAGGTAGCCCATTGGGGTTATCTCTTGTATAGTGCCAATTGACTCGCTCTCCCTCTTGTTCAATGATCATTACTGGCTTGCCCTCCTCACCCTTGCGCGTTGAAGGGAAGATGGTGATTTCTACAGACTTTTGAACATTGATATTGGGAGCCGACTTACAAAATGAGTCTCTAAGCGAAGAGTTCCAAGGAAGATTAAGATTGAAAATTTCATCACCGTCTTTAAACTTAATGACGATTGACTCGATAACCAATCCTCCGACTTCCTTTCGCTTAACTTCTCCTCCAACAATGTATCCATCTACACTCTTGAAGAAAACTTCATATACGCTCTTGCCTTCGTTTTTGCCTTGAGTGATCTTGCGCTCTTTAGCTCCGTCTGTTCCCTCAGGAACGCGAAGGGAAATTCTGCCATTTGTTACGCCAAGAAATTTCCCGCTGTTTGTGTTTTTGTTTAGTCCCATAATTTATGTTTTTTTGTGTTAGATACTCCAGAATTGGAGTATATTAAATTTATTTATACTATATATATTACAGTTTGTCAACTGTTTTGTGAGAATACTATAAACTTTTATTTGCGATTAATTATCCGTAAGATCGTCAAAACTTATAAAATCATTTTCGACTTTTTCGGGCCTGTCTTTATGGTGCTTATACCCTTTTTCTTTTTTAAAATCATTAAAGAACTTATTTTGTTCAGGGTCATAACCCATTTTAGATTTTCTCTCTTCGCTCAATTCTTTGGAGTAGTCAAGAATGTCACCATAAGTTCCCTTCATTTTACCAGTTTTATCAATAAATCTCTTTTTATCAAACGCATCTATCTTAGAAGAACCTTGACTATTGAATTTAGGCTTTTCCCATATTCTTTCCCATTTTACCCCATCTTTAATATATTCGTGAGTTTCGCTCATTGATTGAATTATTTCAATAATATCTTCTGAGTCTGCTGGATTTGAATAAGTATATAGAGGCATATTAAATGTTTTTAAATTTATCTTTTTTTTATTATAAGATAATGTTTATATTTTTCAACAAAAAAACTCGCCCCACTATGCAGGGCGAGCTGATATAAATAATAATTATATTATTTTTCTAATTTTTCTTTAACTTTATTAGCAATATCGTCAATTTGATCCGCGAAGGGAGCAACTGATTTTACGTTATTCCTATAAAAGAAAATGCCAGTCACGATGCCAGCGATGTACAGTCCTATTCCAGTTAACATACTCATAGTAATTAATTACAGCTGTTTTTGATTTTTGGGAGAATTAATAGCAAATAATAAAAATATTTTAAACAAGTGCCAAGGGTTTAAATAACTTTAGCGTTTTGCAATTCTTTCTTTCTATTATTATAAGTTTTAGTATCAAGCTTATGCCTAACTTGTTTTAGCTTATAAAGCTTTTCTTCGATTAGTAAATTCGGATCAATAGAATAACTGTCGATGTCTGAGGTGTCAATTTGACTCTCTTGACGGACAAGCTTAGCCTTAAATAATCTCCAAATCTTAAAACGATATAAGAATATATTAATTTTCTTAAGCACCAGAACTCCCAAATCCATTAGAACCTCGATCACTATCACCAAGTTCGCTAACTTCAAGAACGTCAGATGAGTTTACAGGTACAATTACTAATTGAGCAATTTTATCTCCAGCTTCGAATTTAATCTTTGCGTTACGAATGAATCTACTTCGATCCTCGCTGTGACAAAAACCCTCAGGGTAGACCATAATTACTTCCACCTCTCCAGTATAGCCCTCGTCTATAACCCCGCCCTTGATTTCAATCCCGCGAGATGCTAGGCCGCTCTTCTCTTTAACAAAACCCACATGGCCTTTTGGAATTTGGATTGCGATTCCAGTTGATACCAACTTTCTTTCGCTTTTTTGAATTGTAAACTCCTCAACACAAAACAAATCTAGGCCAGCATCCGTTTTGTGTGCTCGAACTGGGATATTTGCATTGTCTTGAAGCTTCTTTACTTTGATAGAACAAGCATTCGCTTGGGGCTTTGAGGCCTTAACCTTTACTTGTGCAGGTGTTACGCTCTTCGCGTCCGTTTTGTTATTAGAGTCTTTATTTTCGACTTTAGATGTTTTTTTAATTACTGTCTTTTTCTTTGTCATTAGATTTGCTTATATGCCCTTTTTAATGATTTATATCGATCTTTAGCAGATAGATATTCCTTGAGTTTTTTAACTTCAGAATCATGGCTAATCGAAAAGCTTGCCATTTTTCTCAATTCTTTTGCTCTTTTCCCTCTCATGTTATGAGATTTTACTAACTGAATTTACGTGGTACTTTACCTGTCCACGTTCGCCAGAATATTTATCGAAAGTCACATATGACTCACCAACATTCTTGATTCGACCGACGAACTTCTGTTCGCCACTTTTATTTCCAATAGTAACAGTATTGAAACGACCTTTGCTTTTTGTTTTGATTCCCTTTATTGCTGTATTTTTCATAATATTATCTAAAAATTTTATCGAATAGTTTTTCAAATGCACTCTTAATGTCTGGTAAGTCTTCTTTATTTTTGAGTGCGCGATCTTTAGCTTGCCTTAGTTGATTCGGCGTAAACAGATAGTCGTCACCTTCAGAGTGAAGATGATAGTAAACAGGAGCAGCAGAAATATACTTATCCTTGTTGTGAACTTCAGCGAAGTTTCCTTTAACTTTTCTTGATTTTAATACTTTGTTCATAATATATTTTCTAATAGTTTAGTAGCCATCTTCTCATAACTAAACTCATTTGTCAAGTTATTTTTTTTATTTTTTGATTTTAACGCATTATTTATTTGATTTACCATCTCTTCTTCTTCGAAGTCATAAATATTTCCAGAATTAAAGGGAGCCCTTTTATCAAAAAACATTCCATCATCTGCGGAAATTTTACCACTAGATTTTACAATCCAAGAATTACTTTCATTTGCCCACTCTTTTAGACCAGAGTTGCAATGAACAACAGCCTTTTTGCCGAGTCCAGCCATGTGAAAAGATGGCAGAGACCAGCTTTCACCGCCAGAACCATCAACTACAATATCTGCTATATTATAGCACTTGTTGAGTTCGATCAACTTTGGAAAGTGTCCCATTAAAACGAAATTGTCTGGGATCTTGCCGCCGCAAGCTTCTTGAATTAACTGGAGATTTATCGCACTGCATCTCTCAGCATTTTGCTGATCATAGAATGAGTTAAAAACATGTAGGTGTATTCTAAACTTATAATTATTTCCCCAATTATCTGCCAATAACTTAATCATCTTAGCTGTTCGCTTACGATGTTCGAATTTACCAGCTAGTGCAATGACAGTAGGATTATCTTTGTAAGGCTCTACCTCTACGGGCTTAAATGCTAGAGAGTTATATCCGAGTGGAATAGTAGAAATATTTTTGACCCCGTATTCTTCTCCGACCTTTTCAGTAAAACTACATGGAGAAAAAACTTTCTCAAAATTATTTAAAATATTCTTTTCAGTTTTTGTCATCTGGTCAAGCTCATGGAAAAAGTATAGAAAGTTATTTTTCCCCACTGTTTCATGACTGCCATTAATGTGCCAAAGCTTCAAGGTTGGATCGCTTGATTTGAATTCTGTTTGAGATTTGCCACAACAGTGTTGAAGCCATTTTGAAAAATCTTCAGGTAGAATTCCGTCAAAAGAAGATATATCTGGGTTCCCGATTAAAAAAACATTTGGTTCTAATTTTTTTAAAAAAATTTCATAAAGTATATTGGTTGCAACCTGTCCGAGGCTAGTCGAATTAATTGGAAATTGTAAATTAAATTGTGTCATATTCTTTTTTTGTTAAAATCTCTTTGTCTAGTTTGGTTAATTTCTGAGGAGTATTGAATAAAAGTTCTTTATTTTTAGAATAATATCCAATAACTAACTCTTCTCCGTTTATCATTCTACTAATCGGGCTTAATCTTCCTTTTTTTGCTTTTTTAATTAATTGTTTATCTCTCAATAGATTTCCTTTATTAAAATTTTCTTAAATCTATTAATTTGGCGGTTGTACTTTTGTCTAACCCATTCATAGCTATATTTACCATCAAACAGAGCTTCGATTTCCTTCAAAGTATGACCCTCCAACCTTTTGATTAAGATAAACCTATCTTCTTTATTAGAGATGTTATCTTTGACATATTCATAAATCTCTTCCATGTCCGAGCTAAAATGCTGGCTTCCGTCCCAATCATGGATTTCTGATGCTTTTTTGCTCCGAGACATGTAGTTATGGCAAGTCCAAAAAGTTTTATTACCAAGCCAAGTATTAAACTGACCCCTTTCCGCCTTGTACTCTTTCGCTACTTCATAAAAAAATGTCAAAGGATTTTCTTCTAAATCTCTGACTTCCATCACACTGTGGAACTTTCTCGCTTTTTGATGAAATATACCAGAGTGTCGATTCTGGAGCTCTTCCAGACAACCAGAAACCTCTTTGTTTTCCTTAATATTGGACGTCAGCTCTATGTCTGAAAGTTTAGAAATTTCCGAAATCATGTACTAGTATCTATTAAGTTTGAAATAATTCAATTATTTTTTTAACATTTCTGGGTTTTCATAAATATTGCCAAGAATTTTTATTCCAGCTTTATTTTCTTGGGTCAGATAGTCACCCAGATAATGAGTATCTTTATCAAAACTTGAACCATCCAGAATGAAGGCTGCATTATTGAACTTAATAACCCCTATGTCGTAAGATATTGTTTCGCCTCCTTCCTCTAAAATAAAAACACAAATGTCTCCTTCATAAATTTCTTCACCATCTTCAGATAAAAGCTCAGTAGATTTTAGAGTGAGCGCATTAATCTGTCTTAACATCTTATTATCGCAAAAATGGTTTTTGAATATTTTACCAGATAAAGAAGAGTAATACTCATGTTTGTCGCTATTATCTACAAAACAATTAAGTCCTTTGTCCCAGATTTTAAAATTAAACATATTATAAATTTATCTTTGCTGCTTCATCAATTTGAGTATGAGGATCTTTTGCGTCTGGGTATCTTTCGATAATTTCTGCAGCCTTTTTGTTTAATTCCTGAATCCAACCGTCCTTTATTTTTGGGGGTCTGTCATCCGTAAACTTTTCATTGATCATTGCATCCCTCAAAACTGAAAGACAGGATAGAGCTTTTGTAACATGTGATATGCCACTGTCTGGATCAATGTCCTCTCCTTCCCACCAAGCCATTAAATGCCTCATTGCTGCATCATAATAGACCGAAGATCTAACTCCGATTACCCTATAATTATGCCTTCCATATTTTCTATCTCCCTCTAACATCGCAAGCCCCATTTCCATTAAGACTGGTGCTGAAACTGTTGACATAGGGGCTTTTTTTATTCCAATTGCGTCCTTGGGATTTGAATTTTTAATAATCATATTTATAATATATAAACTATATATAAAATTATGTCAAGTATTTAAAAGGTTTACTTGACATTAAACCCCTGATGATGTATATTGTTGATTATGGAAATAAAAGGACAAGTAATTATACATTTTGAAATATCAGATTTAGATAATATTTCATCTGCGATTCTATTTGGGGAAAATTTGAGTCCCCATCAAATAGAAAAAATATCAAAACATTTGCTTTCTAAAAAAGAGATCAGACAGCAATCCGAGATAATAGCAGAGATGATGAAACAAAATGAAAAAGAATATTAAAAATATACCAAAAAAGCCATTGAGAGATTCTTTCAAAGGAATATGGATACCCAGAAGCGTATGTTTGAATACAGACCTTACCAATACAGAGCAAAAGCTAATGGGCGTTATTTACGCACTTTCTCAGACCAAAGAATCTGGTAAATATGGGGGATGTTTTGCAACAAACTCATATCTTGCAACTATTATGTCAACAAGCAAGGGCTCTATAGCAAAAATGCTTTCAGATTTGAGAAACAAAAAACAGATAAAAACTGTTGAAAGTCAGCACTTTATGAACGATAAAATAAGAGTTTTGAAGGTTATTAATTCCATAAAAGACTTCAAAGAGGGGTTTAATGTAGATTAATAGGGGGTTTAATGTGAAGTAAACTAGGGTTTAATATTATTAAACCATATAGTATAGAGATATAAAAGTAGATAGAAAAGTATTATATTTCATATAATACCCAGAACTTGGTTTTGATGTATTTTTCGTGACACTCAAAATACTAATATTCATCGTTCCTCAGAATATCAAAAATGATATTTAATTTGAATAAATGTATTTAAATTTGTTAATGAAAAGTGCTGTGCGAAATCGAGTCAAACGAATGCTAAACTCAATGCATTAGATAAAAGAAATTAATGCTTGACTTATGCTTAAAAATGATCTAGATTTGTAATTAATGGAACAAGCAACACAACTATCATTTGAAGATGAATTCTACGAACAGTTTTCTATAGATTCTGGAATTATCGCCTTTTTTGCATCGATGCAAAATTCAGAAGATCCTTTGAAATCCTTTGACAAGATGTTTGATTTTTGGATAGACCATAAAAAGAAATTGATCCAAAATATCATTGAGGTTTCACTAGATGTAAACAAAGAGCCAGAAAAATACTCAGAAGAATATCGAGAATTATATGGAAGTATAGAGCTAGAAGACTATCAAATAAACTCAAGTAAAGGGCTGATGAGTTTAAAATTTAAAATAAAGAAACAGTTTGAAGAATTCTTGGAACAAACAAAATAAAGAAATATTGAAAATACAAATTAATGGAAGAAAAGTATGGATAATTTAGACATTGAAAAGATTAATAAACTTAAGTCTCATAGAGATTTTTATCAGTCCATGATAAATCAGTTTTACAGCGAGGCTCTAGAAATATATAATGGCGATGAAGATATGTTCATTGATTATTTTATAAATGATTTATGCGAATTAGACGAGATCATAGATTACAACGAAATCAATGAAGATGTTTTAGTTAAGTTAATCCCATTTGAGAAGCATGAAAACGGAGACGCTTCATACTTGTTTGAATACACGGAAGAATTTAAAAAGAAATTGATTGACAGTGGTATTGAAGACCCCACAGAAGAAGATATTGGAAAATATATCCTAAAGACAATAGAAAATTTAGTAGATTAGCTTTAGTAATAGTATTATGGAATTAACACAAGAACAAAATGAAATCTGCGAGTCAGAGGGCAATATTATCATCGATGCGGTTAGCGGAAGCGGTAAGACCTCTACATTGGTAGAATATGCCAAAAAAAGACCAGATAAAAAGTTTCTTTACTTATGTTTCAACCGATCAGTGAGAGACAGCGCGGAGTCGAAATTCCCAGAAAATGTAGAAATTAAAAATACACACTCATTGGCTTATCGTTGGACAAACGCTTATCAATGGAAGTTGGCAAAATCATTTGACGCTTTCGATGTAATTAATATTTTAAAAATCAAAAAGAAAATCGGAGTTGAAAATTTTGATGCAAAGATCGCAGGACACATTTTAACTTGCTTGAATTCCTATACTAATTCAAATATATTGGAGGTAGATAACTTTAACTACTTGAATTATTCTGACTCAACATTTTCTGACGAAAATTTAGAACAAATTCAAGATGGTTTTAAAAGTATCTATGGGAAAATGGGAAGCGGAGAAATTCCGATTATCCATAATTTTTATCTTAAAGAATTCCAAAAGATGGAACCGAACTTGGATTACGATTATATTTTGCTGGACGAATCACAAGACACAAACCCATGCGTAATTGATATATTCTCAAAACAAAACACAAATAAAATAGTGGTTGGAGATGCTTTCCAAGCAATTTACTCTTGGATTGGGGCCGAAAATGCCTTATTAAAATTCAATCAAACAGACGATTACCAGAAACATAAACTCACAAACTCCTTTCGATTTAGACAAGATGTGGCTAATCTTGCAATGCAAATTATTGAACTTAAAAAACACATCGGAATCGATGTTGATGATTTTAAAATAACTGGTATTGGAAATTGCGATAAGCTTGACAGTCATGCCTATATTGCTCGTTCAAATGTAAATCTAATCATCAAGGCTGCTGAAGTAGTTTCTCAAACTAGGGACTCTATACACTTTGAGGGGAATATTAATAATTACATCTTCGCTGATGGGGTGGGTATTTATGATGTTTTTAATTTGTGGTCTGGAAACAAAGCTAAGCTTCGTAATAAATTCCTTAAAAAGTTTGATTCCTATGAGGAATATAGAGATTTTCTTTCAGAAATTGGAAATAGTGATCAGGAAATTTTATGTTCTTTGGTCGAAAAATACAAGAGGAATGTTTTTAAAGTTATTGAGGAAATAAGAAAAAGAAATATAAATAAAGAAGAAGCAGATATTGTTCTTTCTACAACCCATAAAGCCAAGGGTTTGGAATATAATACCGTCGAGCTTGCAAATGATTTTATAACGGAGAGTAATATTATCGAATCAGAAACGGACGATTACCCTCGGCTATCTGAGGAAATCAACGCGCTTTATGTTGCGACAACAAGAACTCAAAATAAAATTGATTTTCCTTTCCATTATCTAGAAGATTATGCAGCACTAAATAAGAGTAAACTATAAATGACTAAAATATCACTAGCTACATCTGCATTTAATATTGTTAAAAACGATTTCGATATTGAAGACGCAATTAAAAATTGGTCTCACTTCGTTGATGAAATAGTAATTGCGACAATCCCCAGCGAAGATAATACGGAAGAACTGCTGGATCAAGTCAAGGATCAGTCCGAAATTAAAATTAAAATTGTAAAACTTGATGATTCTACAGATGTCATAGGCTGGGATGGAAGAATTAAAAATGCGGCACACCAAGCAGCAACCCATGATATTGTTGTTCAAGTCGATCTTGACGAAAGGATGGGTGGAAGGACTGAGCTATGGAGGGATATAGCTAAAAATTTATTAACATCAAAGGACCGAATTAAATCTCTTATGATCCCCTCGATCAACCTATTCGGAGGTTACTATACTTATTCTGATATCAGTAAAAAATGGTATATGTGTGTAAAGGATGGCGTTCAAAGGGGTGTTGTTAATTTTGCTAAAACAGAAGAGGGGTTTGACAGAACAAAATCTGATTCAACTGAAGCAATTGATAAGGATGGCAACCTCGTCCCTTCTTCTGACATTGTCCAATGCACTGGAAGTTGGACTAATTTAGAATATTGTAAAAAAAGAATGCCATTTATCTGGCATCTAGGATATTTATCTCTATCCCGTCGAACTAAATTAAATAAAGAGTTTTGGAAAGAAAAGTGGGACAGCTATGGAGAGGGCGAATCAGACGTGATAGTAGATATTGAAAGTTTTGAAAAAAAGGAAGTTTTCGAACATAAATTGGAGATAGACTTTCTTTAAAATGTTACCAGAAAAGAAAAAACTTTTAATAGTATTATGCTCTTGGAATTATCCCAAGATGCTGGAAGCTTGTGTAGATTCTCTTTTGAGAGCTAAAGATTCAATAGACTACGACATTGCAGTTGTTCTCAATGAAGGAGACAAGGAGTCGATGGATTTTCTAAGAGAGAAAAATATTTATTTCTTTTACTCTCCTAAAAATCATGGAGTATTGGCGATAGATTTTTTAATGCCTTTAATTTTATTTTATGAATATGTAATAAACAGTAATGACGATATGATTTTCTGTAAGGGTTTTGCAGAAGATGTAATCGCATTAATGGAAACAGATAATTATTGTTCTGTATCTCTGTCTTTAGTTGAAATTTTTGAAAGTGGAAATCATTGTGTCATTAAAGATGGAACTTTAAAAAGCGTTCTTGACAAAGATTCTGTAAATTCATTTTTGGAAAACCATAAAAATGGAAAATACTTTTTTGATCATTTAAAAATCAGCTATTATCATCCAATTTGCGTAAGATCTTCTGACTGGTTTGGAGTTGGCGGATATGCGAATAATTGGGATGAAAATTTTGCTAGTGGATATTCTATGGATGATTATTTCGCCTATAAATTATTCATGAAGCATGAGGGCAAAAAGCCTCCAGTTTTATGCAACAAATCTTTTGTTTTCCATGAATCTTCTGCGTCAATGAATAGACTTTCTGGTGAAATTAGGAATAATAACAATCTCGATAAATTCAAAGATGCAACTGGAATGGATATTATGTATTTTAGAAGTCAAATAGGATGTGGTAGGGAAATAAAATGAAAAATATTTTTTTAAAAACAGAGCTACCCTTAGCGGGAAATTTTTTGTCAAAAGATGAAATTGGAACGGATAATTCTTACCCCTTTTCCCTATCCTTTGATGACGAAAGTCTTTTGGTAGAGGTAATTGAGAAGATAGATCCCAACATAATATTTAAAAATTATTTCTATAAAACTGGAGCTATCAAAACTTTATCAAATCACCTGAAAGATACTGCAAAAATTATAAAGAATAGAGACGAGGTTCTTAAAATTTGCGATATTGGATGTAATGATTTTACATTTTTAAAAGAATTCACAGATAGCTCAGAAACTGTTCTAGGAATCGACCCAAGTGATGTTTCAAAGAATTTTAAGCCAGATAATATAGAACTAGTTAATGATTTTTTTAATTACGATCAGTCTGAAAAAATTAAACAAAAATATGGTGAGTTTGATATTATTTTCAGCAGTAATAATTTCGCCCACATTAATGAGATCGATGATTACGTAAGTGGAGTTGCTAATTTAATTAAGGATGACGGAGAAATTGTTATCGAAGTTCATTGGCTTAAAACTTTAATCAAAAACTTTCAAATAGGATTTTTATATCATGAGCATGTTTATTATTATTCTTTAAAAGCTTTGAACAATCTGCTCTCAAAGAGTGGGGTATATGTTAATTCTGTTGATAAAATTGATATTCACGGTGGATCAATAAGGGTTTTCTGTAGCAAGCAAAACCACCAAGACGAATCTGTTGAAAATATGTTTAAGGAAGAAGGAGACTTCGGACTATATTCTTTAGATGTATTTGAAAAGTTCTCGCAAAAAATAAAAAAGTTAAAAAAAGAAACTAGAAATTTCTTCGAATCAACTAAAAATAAAGGTATCGAGGTTTACGGCTATGGTGCGTCTGGACAGGCTAATACTTTAATGACTCTAATGGGAATTAATAGCGAAGATTTAGAATATATAATAGATGATTCACCGCTGAAATCGGAGAAGTTTACCCCAAATAACTATATTCAGATTCGTAATGGTAATTTTTTTGTTGACAACCCTCCTGATGTAGTATATATTATGGCCTATACTTTTGAAAAAGAAATAAAACAAAACAATAAATGGTTTAAGGGGGAGTGGGTTCATCCATTCAATTTATATAATGCTTCGGAATAAAAATATTTTAATTACAGGTGGTGCTGGCTTCTTGGGAAGAAATATAATCAAGAGGTATTATTCGGACAATCAAATAACATGCTACTCAAGAGACGAATCAAAGCATTACCTATTAAAAAAAGAGTTTCCAAAAGTTAATTTTATTATAGGAGATATTTATGATCTTGATAGCCTAAACGAAGCAGCGAAGAATAATCAGATAGGAATTTTCGCTGCGAGCATGAAACAGATAGAGGCCTGTGAAGAAAACCCACACCAAGCAGTTAAGACTATCTGCATGGGAGCAATAAACTCAAAAAGAGTTTGCCTAGAGAATCAGTTTGAGGCTGGAGCTTTCATATCCTCCGATAAGGCATGTGCCGCTACAACTATTTATGGTTCCTGTAAATACGTAGCAGAACAATCTTTTTTAAGTAGCTCAGGAATAAAATTAAACTCTTGCAGATATGGCAACGTTACAAATTCTACTGGATCAATTATACCAGTCATAAAACAATCTTTAGAAAATAAAAAAGAGGTTGAATTGTTCTCGGATGAAATGACAAGATTTTTAATTTCTCCGAATCAGGCTATAGATCTTATTGAAGAATCATTGACTGGAGATTTGAATGGAGTTTTTATTCCAAAATTAAAATCAATCAGGATAAAAGATCTTTTAGAAATCTATAAAGAAGAATTTAATTTGAAATATAGAGTATCAAAACCGAGAGCAAATGAAAAGATTCATGAATTAATGTTTTCCCCTGAAGAGGCTCCTAGAATAACCGAGAGAGAATCTTTTTTTGTAATATCAAAAGAATCAACTGAGTCGGAAATAAGAGAAGAGTATTCTAGTAAAAACAATATAATGGCAAAAGAAGAATTGTATCTAGAATTAAAAACAAATGGATTTTTCTTATAAAATTTTAATTTACGGACACAAGGGGTATTTGGGTGGCAAGCTTTTTGAAAAAATGAAAAAAATGGGTTTTAATGTTTTTCAAACTAATATAAGATATCCAGATGAAAATCTTTCTACTTTTCTGGATGCAGAAAAGTTTGATATAATCATAAACTGTGCCTGCAAAAAAACTAAAGAACTCAAGCTATCAAATGTAGACTTGCCTATATTTCTTGTTAAAAAGTGTAAGCAGTTTATTCATTTTTGCACAGATGACGTTTATAGTGGTGAGGTCGGTAATTATAATAAAAAATCTGAACACGACCCAATTTCTGATTATGGAATTTCAAAATCGATTGTTGCCAAAGCACTCTCAAACTATAATAATTGCCATACAATAAGAACGTCCTTTGTCGGAAAAGACCCTGAGTGTCGTATGTGGAAGTCAATATCCGATGGGAATTTTAGCGGATGGGCTAATTACTATTGGAGCGGGGTATTAATTGAAGACCTTGTAGAAGAAATATGCAGTAATCTTACATATATACTATCTTGTAGTTTAATTTTAATAGGTGGCAATCGACAAAGCAAATATGAGGTAGCTCTAAAACTTTCTGGAAATAAATATCCAATTAAAAGAAAATTTCTTTCGGAAGCTATAGATAAGAGTTACTCTCACGATATCTATCTTCCATTTTAAAATCTAAATAAAAAACATGAGTAATATAAAAATAGGATTTCTGCTTTGCGCATATAACCAAGAGGAATTCATCGGCGACTGCCTTAAAGATTTAGTTAAATTTTCCACAAAAAATGGACATCTAATTAGCGCAGTATCCGTCCCCTTTGCCGAATATAAAGACCTTGAAGTCCAAGTGGACTCTACCACTGATATCCTTCGCAAGCGTCTTCTATCTGGAGATATAGACTTCCTAACCGACTCACCAGATCACATGGCGGAAGCCGATGCGCGAACGGCTGCGTTAAAGCCTTTATTAGATTGTGATTTGATTTGGCTAGTTGATTCAGACGAGATTTATTCCTATGAGCAGCTTAATGATATAGCTAATTTTGTAGAAAATTCAGAATTTATAAATTGGTTCAGTTTGTCATTTAAAAATTATGTCGGAGAGGGCTATTTGAAGGAAGCTTTTACTCCTCCCAGAATATTTAATACTAAAATAAAAAATGGAAAACTTTCTCATTTTTATTATGATAATGATGTTATGTATGATACAAAGTACGGACAAGTTAATTATAAAGTTATGTCCAGCAAGTTGGTTCCAGCTTCTGTGGCATGGATAGATCACCTTAGTTGGACTAATACAGATAAAAATAAATTAAAGTGTGACTACCAAAACAAGCACTTCGGACATTGTTCCTATAAGTGGGAAGACGGTCAGGGAATTATTTTCGATGACAATTACTACAAAAAAACAGGGGAACTAAAACCAGAAATTATATATGAATAAAGAAACGATAGAAGTACAAGTAGATGGAGAAGTTGAACAAAGAAATATTGATTATTCAGTATATCGAGGTAAAGACGAGGATGGTCATGCAAAATTTGTTGATTATCCAACTTTACTACCTAAAGAGCATTTTTATGAGAATGAGAAGGGTCTTAAGATTTTCACCTCCATTGTTGACTGATAAAAAAATAAAATAGTTTCCTTTTGGTCTTGCCCTAAGTGTAATACTTAGTGTGAAGATCTCTTTAAATTTTCTTTTAATATTTTCATTATTATTATTCTGGGTAACATCACGTGATGATAATAGTTCAAACTACTATACCACTACTGGAACAAGTAATGGAAATTTTTTTGGCGAAGAAATTTTTGTAAAAAAAATTAAAATTGAGGATCTCGATATAGGTGATTTTATTGTTTTTGTAAAAGATGGAGTGAAGATCGTCCACCCAATAACAAATATTATTAAAGTGAAAGGTCAGATAGTAGCTTTTGAAACGAAAGGTTTGCAAAATAAAATAAAAGATTCCATAGTTTTTCCTCATGAAATCGTTGGTAAAGCTCATAAAGTATTAGAAGATGGTAGTATAGAGGTAGATACGAAATCTCCAAGATAAATACACTAAAATATTGACTTTGTCAGTAGTTATGTTATACTTTTTTTAAGTTCAATAAAAAAATGTAATATTAACTTACCTATGAATAATAAAAGTATCTTCGAAGAACAAATTAGCAGAAAACCAAATCAGTACCCTTGGACTGATAAGTTTATTGATGTCATGCATGATGGACATTGGACTCACAGAGAGTTTAATTTCTCTTCAGATATCCAAGACTTTAAGACTAAGCTAAGTGCACAAGAAAAACAGATCATAATTAGAGCTCTATCGGCTATTGGGCAGATTGAAATAGCAGTGAAAACTTTTTGGGCTAAATTGGGAGATAATCTCCCCCATCCATCAATTCAAGACATGGGATATGTTATGGCTAACATCGAAGTTATTCATAATGATGCTTACGAAAGGCTTATAGATGTTTTGGATATGCAGGATGTTTTTGAAGAAAATTTGAAGCTAGAGTGGATTCAGGGAAGAGTGAAGTATCTTAAAAAATATACTCATAGATACTACAAAGACAGTAAGAAGCAGTTTGTTTACGCTCTAATTCTCTTTACATTGTTCGTTGAAAATGTAAGTCTTTTTAGTCAATTTTATATTATCAATTGGTTTGGTCGAAAAAATTATCTTAAAGACACCAGACAAATGACTGCATATACAGTATTAGAAGAAGACATTCATTCAAAAGTTGGAATTAAGTTGGTGAATACTATTCGCAATGAAATGCCAGAACTTTTCGATGACGAGCTTGAAGAAAGAATACTGCATGAAGCTGAAGAGGCATTCAAGTCTGAATCAAAAATTGTAGACTGGATGGTAAATGGGGTTGACGAAAATGGTCTTTCTGCACCAATCTTAAAGGAGTTTATAAAGCAAAGAATCAATGAATCCTTGGATCAAATTGGATATAAAAAGAAGTTCGAAGTCAATGAGGAGTTGCTTCAAGAAACTACTTGGTTCGATGAAGAAGTTTTGGGCAATGCAATGACTGACTTCTTTAATTCTAGACCAGTGGAATATGCTAAAAACAACAAGAGCTTTGACGAAGGAGATTTATTTTAAAAAAATAAATCAGGGAAACACATTAATGAGAATTTAATAAGGAAATTCTCACAAATTAAAATCAAAATGTATAATAATAAATATATATTAAAGAGACTTAAACTATGAAGAAATATTACTGGCTAAACGAAGATTCTAAAACATTCCTTAAAAGAGGTTATTTAAAAAAGGGGCAAGAAGCAGAAGACAGATACAAGGAGATTGCGGAAAATGCAGAAAAAATACTTAAAATAAAGGGATTCGCTGAAAAATTCGAAGACTATTTGAGCAGGGGTTTTTATTCGATAGCTTCGCCCATCATTTCTAATTTTGGTAATGAAAGGGGGTTCTCTGTTAGTTGTTTTAACTCATACATTCCCGATGAAACTGCTGGCATTTTTGATAAGGTCGGGGAGGTTGGTATTATGTCAAAAATGGGAGGAGGAACATCTGGTTATTTCGGAGACTTAAGGGCTAGAGGATCTTTAATTCAAAACGGAGAGGGCGGCCAGTCCGATGGTGCTGTAAGATTTATGGAGCTGTTTGATAAAACTGCTGATGTCATTAGTCAAGGCAGCCAGAGAAGGGGCTCTTTTGCTGCTTACCTTCCTGTAGAGCATAAAGATATTGAAGAGTTTCTTTTGATCAGAGAAGACGGTAATCCCATCCAAAATATGAGTATTGGGGTTACAATAACTGATGACTGGATGGATTCAATGAAGAGTGGCGACAAGGATAAGAGAAAAATTTGGGGCAAAATCATTAAAAAGAGATTTGAAACTGGATATCCATATTTGTTTTTTACAGATACGGTAAACAACTCAAACCCAGAATGCTACAAGGATAAGAATATAAAGGTTAATGCCTCCAATTTATGTTCGGAGATAACGGGCGTTAGCGATAGTGATAATTCTTTTGTATGCGTACTTTCTTCTCTAAATTTGTTAAATTGGGATGAAATAATTAAAACTGACGCAATTGAAACTTTAATTTATTTTTTAGACGCTGTAAACGAAGAGTTCATTCAAAAAAGTGAAGGTGTTAGATATATGGAAACCGCACATAACTTTGCGAAAAAATATAGAATGCTCGGCTCTGGTGTATTGGGTTGGCACTCCTACCTTCAGTCTAAAAATATTCCCTTTGAGAGCTTGGAAGCAAAGATCAAAAATAGTCAAATTTTCGAAGAAATTCAAAAAAAGAGCCACAAAGCCTCTATGGATTTAGCTAAAAAATATGGAGAACCCGAAGGCTTAAAGGGCTTTGGTATGCGCAACAGCCATACCAACGCAGTTGCACCAACAACTTCCTCAAGCTTTATTTTGGGGCAAGTATCTCCATCAATAGAACCCCTAAACAGCAATTATTTTGTAAAAAAGCTGGCTAAAGGAAACTTCACATACAAAAACCCGTTTTTGCTGGAGCTTCTTGTGGAGAAGGGTGAAAATACGGCAAGTGTTTGGCGGTCTATATTAACACATGGGGGATCTGTTCAGCATCTGGATATTCTAACCGAAAAAGAAAAGAGCGTCTATAAAACTTTTGGAGAGATATCTCAAAAAGAAATTATCATTCAGGCAGCTAACCGTCAAAAATTTATTGATCAATCGCAGTCTCTAAATATCATGGTTCCATCATCGGCCAAGCCGAAGGAAGTAAGCGATCTAATGATTTTGGCTCACGAAATGGGTGTTAAAACCTTATATTACCAAAGAAGCTCTAACCCCTCACAAGAATTGTCTCGAAATATCATGAATTGTACTTCTTGCGAGGGGTAATTCACTATTTTATAAATTTAATGTAATAAAATATTATGATAGAAAAACTTTTTCATACAACTTTGGGTAGGTTGTTCGGCGTTCTAGCTATATCTGTGGTAACTTGGGTCGGGACTGTTATAGTCGGACACTGGAACACAAAAGTGGCATCACCTCAATACGTTGATCAGAAAGTTAACGAGATTTTTAATAACGTTCAATCTACAATCCTCATCGGAGATAACAAGGTTAATGAAGAGCTGCTCGAAATCAAGATAAAGAGTAATAAGGATCAAGAGAAATTATTCAATGAAGTTCAAAAAATGAGGGAGTCTACAATGGTTTTTCAAACTCAGATTTCATCGGATATGAATTATTTGAAAAAAACGGTAGGTGATATCGAGCAAGATATAAAAGAAAACGAAAACAGATTAAGAGAAGTTGAATCAAGAAATTAAAGATATTAAGTCTCAGTTGTCTGAAGATATTCAGAATAATGTTGATTACGTAGACAAGTCTGCTGTCTTAGCTCTAAAAATGCACAAATGGGCGTCTAGCAAAAGATTTGAAAATGATAGGGTGTTAGATGCATATTCTTTATGTTTAAAGGACAGGGAGGGCACAAAATTTTATTTGAAAAAAATTAAAGCATGTAGAAGTCCAGAAAAATTATTTAGCTGGCTTGAGGAATACTCTAATTTCTTTGAAAAAATAGAAAAAAACTTGAAAAACTTGACTGCTTTAATAAAAAAGTGTGTTTAAATAAATCCTATACCTTTCTCATTTTCAGAATTTTATTGTAATATATTTTATGAAATGGAATAAAACAGGTAAAAACTATTCAGTTTCTTGTGATGGTGTAGAAACTACTTTCAATCTTGACGGGATGATAGTAACTAAGAAATTCGTATCTCAAGAAGAGGCTATTAAATTTTTAATTATTAACAATTATAAGCCTTTTGATATAGACAAAGACACTCCAGAAGAACGCCCCACACCAAAACAAGACGACTTCAAAACAAAAGATTATAATTCAAAGAAATCTTTTAAAAGAATAGTTGAAAAATAACTCTTTATGCCTAAAATAGGGCATGAAAAAGATTTTAATTACAGGTGTAAGCGGCCAAGACGGGTCTTTGATGGTGGACTATCTCCTAGAATTGGGTCATGAGGTCTACGGACTCGTTAGACATTCCGCATCAGCAAACGACCGAAACTATAGGCACAACCTAGATAATAAAAATTTCCATCTGGTGAGTGGAGATGTTACAGACTTCTCCTGCATGTGTCATGTAGTCAAGACTATACAGCCAGACTATTTCATCAATTTAGCCGCAATGTCTTTTGTCGCCGAAAGTTGGAATTCCCCAGTATCAACATTCGAAATAAATGCTAACGGGGTTTTGTATTGTTTAGAGGCTATTAGGCTTCATCAGCCAAAATGTCGCTTTTATTCGGCAGGAACAAGCGAGCAACTATCCGAAGTAGACTATGTTCCCCAAGACGAAAATCATAAAAGAACTGCGAAATCTCCATATGGTGCAGCCAAAATAGCGGCAGAGCAATTGGTTAGAGTTTATAGAAATTCTTATAACCTATATGCTATTCATGGCATTCTATTTAATCATGAGGGAGTTCGAAGAAACGAATGTTTTGTATCTCGTAAGATTACAAGTAATGTAGCTAGAATAAAAAAAGAGCTCGACAATGGGAAAATTCTTAAACCATTGGAAATAGGTTTTTTGGATAGTGAAAGAGACTGGTCTGATGCCGGAGATTTTGTCCGTGGAATTTGGATGATGTTAAATCAAGATCAGTTTAATAAATCTGATAAGTCATGGAATTTAGAAAATTATGATACTAATTTGCTAAAAGAGTATGTATTATCTAGCGGTGAGTGCCATAGCGTCAGAGAATTTGTTGAAAAAGCGTTTGAAGTGGCTGGAATCAAAGGGTTTTGGGAGGGAGAGAAAGAGCTCGAAAAGTATATTATGTTATCAAACGGTTTGCCCGATGAAAAACAAGTCGATTTGGTTAGTATAAACCCAAAGTTTTATCGCCCCTTTGAAGTTACCAAACTACACGGTAGTTATGAAAAAATTAAAAAAGATCTAGGATGGGAACCAAAGGTTAATTTTGAAGAATTAGTAAAGAAAATGGTGGAGAATGATATTAAATTGCTTGACAATTAATATGTCTTGTGGCATATTAGTTTGAATGAAAGATAAAGTATTAAAAAATAATGAAGAGCCATCAATCATAGAAATCAACAGTGCGATTGATTTATCTAAGCATAGATCAAACTCTCTAATTGTAGCTAAAATTGAAAAGTCTGTTTTAGAAAACGAAGAAATGTATAACGCCATGCGAAAACTCTTCGACGATCTTAGACTAAAAGTTGACATTGATGATACGACTCATTTTATGATTACTGCCGAAGAGGTTGATATTTATTCTTGGACTGAACAAGACCTCTCGGAAATCGGCTGGTCTAAGAACAAATAAATTTACTAATGATTAGAGCAATCTTTCAGTCTACGGGATTTGAATCTGGCAAATTTGGCAAAAAGGGTAACTATATCTTTTCTGATATATCCCAAGACGATGAGCCCCTCGCTGATAAATATGTTTTTTCACAATTAAAATGCATTAAAAATCTAAAACCCCAAAAAGGGGACGTATTTCAATTTGATGCGCAACTGGACTATGAGGATGGTTTAAAGATAAAGAGGCCTAAAAATGTAGTTAAAGTCGATCTATCACACTTAAAAGAAGGTTATGAGTATTGCCTGACCAAATTTCTAAAAGAGAGTAGAGTTGTAACAAAGGAAGATTCCAGAAACGAGAAGGTAGCATATATCAGAATGACTACTCTATTTGGAGAGAAATTATTTAGATATATAACCCTGCCATTTAAGCTAAACTCTCTACACTGGTTTACTACTGAAGATGGTTTAAAATTCTGTAAAGAACAGAAATTAAAAATGGACAATTCCGAGAAGGACATTATCATTCATAAGAAGGAGATTAAGCTTGAAAAAAACAAGATTGGCGATGATGTATGTACAAACAATAAGAAGAAAAATTTAATAGGATTTTTAAAATAGAAATATAATTATGACAACAAAAAAAACAAAAAAGAAAGCAGAGGGTTTAACACCAGAAGAGTTATTGACTCAAACCCTTAAAGATAATAAGACAGACCACTACAATTTCCATAACACAACTTATTATGAAATAAGTCAAGGAAGTTTACTTTTAGACTTGCATGTTGGAAAGATTACCCCCGGAGTTATCCGACATGTTGGCGTTTCTAGAGGTGGAAAAACTTCTCAAATGCTTGAAGATTTAAAGCAATTTTTAAAAGCCATGCCAGATGGAAGGGGGTTTTGGGTTCTTGCCGAAGGTCGTTTAAGTGAGAAGATTAAAAAGCGTTCTGGGTTGAAATTCGTTTATAATCCAGAAGATTGGGTTGATGGTTCGGTATTCGTACTAGAGTCTAATGTTTACGAATTGGTCTTTGATACAATCAGAAAATTACTGGGAAATAATCCATTTAATAAAAAGTATTTTTTTGTTATTGATTCTACAAATGGTCTTAAGAGCAAGGCAGATCTAGAAAAGGGAAGCAGTGAAGCAACGAAGGTGGCTGGAGGAGCAGTAATGACTTCCGACTTCCTTAGCAGGGTAACACTCGCGATGACAAAGTTTGGACATATTCTCGGTGTCATCGGTCAAGTTAGAGCTAAACCTAAGATTAATCAATATGAAAAACAAGATCCATCCCTATCTAATGCAACTGGAGGTAATGCCCTAGATCATTATCCGAACATTTTCCTCCAATACGAACCCAAATATAAGTCAGATATTATTGGTGATGTCAGCGATCCACTCGGTCATTGGGCTAAAGTAGTTGTGATCAAAACCGATAATGAAAAAACTACTGTCGTTAAATATCCTATTAAATATGATCAGGATGGCAAGGGTGGTTCTGTTTGGAGGGAGTATGAAATTGCAGATTTAATGCTTCAATGGGGGATGCTGACCAAAGCAGGTGCTTGGCTCAAGATGTGTAGTAATTTAACAAAAGAACTAAGAGAGGAAGGCTTTATCGACAAAGAGGACGAAGAGTTTTCAATTCAAGGCATGGATAAGCTTCGCGAATGGCTAGAGCAAAATGGGGAACTCACGGACTATATGTTTAATAAGTTTGAGAAGCTTCTTTCTTGAAGATTAAAAATATATTTGGCAAAGAAGTCAGTAAGTCTTTTAAAAAATATAAAATAGATTGGGATAGAAAAGTATCAAATCCTCAAAAAAGAGTAAAAGATATTATTAAAGATTATTGGCTTGCATCAGATTGCTATGAGGAACTTTACATTCCAAGTAGCAAGCTGAGGTTAGATCTGTTCAATGCTTCTGATAAAACTGTTATTGAAGTTTCTCCGCTACAGCACCAACAATATAATTCTTTTCTTCATGGATCTAGATTGAGCTATCTTGAATCCCAAAAAAGAGACCTGCAGAAAATAGATTGGTGTAATATAAATAATTTTAAATATATTGAGATTGATGAGGGAGATTTAAAGGGCAGTGATGAAGATATATTAAATAAAATACTAAGCTAATAATTAAATTTGTTATGTTATTTAAAATCATAGGCTCTAACAGAAGGGTGAAACGCGATATAAGCGACCATATAATAGATTGGGACACCAAAGTAAAAAGGGGTGGCAAAAAAAACTTCGGGAATCTTCAGTACAATGTAAAACAATTATTGAAACCTCATTGGGGATTACATGTAGTAAATGAAGAGTTCCCTGTCCCTGCGGTAAGAAGCGAAAGGGGGAGAAGTATTGATTTTATTAATTTCACAAAAAGAATTTGCGTTGAGGTCGATGGTGTACAACATAATAAAAAAAGTTGGTGTCATAAAAATAAATATCAATTTTTCAAACAATTACGTAATGATAATTGGAAAGAAGAGTGGGCAGAGCTTAATGGTTTTAATATGTTTAGAATCTATGAAACTGACGAATTAAATGATGAATTGTTGTACAAACTTGGAATTCTTTCTTGACTGGATTCCAAAAATATGCTAAATTAACTTATGAAAAATAAAGAAAAGCTTAAAAAGGTTAATCTCCTTTTGGACGAAATGAAAGTTTTTGTCGCCTATTTGGAAGATACTCATAAAGATTTGAAAACGAGAGAATCGGAATCAGAATTTTGTGATAGACCTTGGGGAGCTATAAAAAATCGTGCTAAATCCTTTAGAAATAGTCTTTTAGAATTCTATCGATAAGCTTCTCTAGAACCCCCTCTAAGTGTAAAAGTAATTATGGAAAAAAAATTAATTGAAAAATGCGTTTCCATGTTCCGAGACGGAGCAGGAAAAATGGAAGTGGTCAGGCTGATCATGGAACGGACTGGACTAAAAGAAACCGCCGCAAGAAGTAGAGCAACAAATATTTGGAATAATGAATTTGAAGAGGAGTATATCCCAGTTCAAAATCGCGGTCAGGAAGATTTCAAATCTGAAGATAATGGTTTTAAAACTGGCGGTGCAAGGTTTGACCAGAATGACGAAAATAGCGCAATGGCTGAATCTAAAAACGAGAACGTCAGAACCTTGGAAGATTTGCTCGAAATTTGTAATGTTGATTTAGAATACTGGGAAGTCGAAAGACATATAATTAATAAATGGGAGGTCGCCGCTAAAGATGGTGTGGGCGATCTTCGGCATTCGCCACTCTATCAGGTAAAGGCTTGGCTAAAAAAACGCGAAGTCAAAAATGCGGAGGAGGTCGTAAATTATTTTAAAAAATCCTTACAAAGTATTTCTCCAACAATTCAAAAGAGAAATGCTGGCGGACAATATATGTATGAAATTTCTATACCCGATCTGCATTTGGCTAAACTCGGATGGGAGCCAGAATCTGGGCAGGACTATGATGTTAATATCGCTGCTAATTTATTTAGATCAGCAGTAAAAGATCTTTTAAATAGAGTGAATTTAGATGAAGTATGTAAAGTTCTTCTTCCAATCGGGAATGACTTCTTTAATTCGGAGGGTCTTTCTGGGGCTACTACCGCAGGAACTCGACAAGATGATGATTCTAGATGGCAAAAGTCTTTTAGCGTTGGTTGTAATTTAATCGCAGAAGTTGTTGATGAGTTATCTAAAAAGGTCAACGTAGATATTGTTATTGTTCAGGGAA